GCTTCATATCCTATTGCTTGATCTTTTAAAATGGTTATTTCAAGTGAATAATTAAAAAAACATTCAGTATTTAATCTATTCAATATTTCTTTCTGTATTTTTTCAACCATTTTTTTTTTTTTAATTTCTTCTTTTTATCCCTCTTCTTTTTTTCTTTATTTGCCTTCTAAATGAATAACGAATTGCATCCATGGTATGATTATATTCACCAATCGGAATACTAGCTTTTTTATTATTCCACGAATAATTCCTTAATTCTCTTTTTATATTTTCAGATTTTGGATCAACAATAATTTGATAATCTTGTATTTCAATAATATCTGCTTTTACTGAACCTTTTTCTTTTTTTGCACTTACAATATTAAATCCTGCTTTTCTTATTGCTGATGTCGTTCTTGGTTCATTTGTATCAGCTACAATTAGATTATTTTTATTACCTATTTTTTTTCTAATTGCTTCAATTATTTCACTTTCAGATAATTTTAAAGCAAATATTTTTTCTCTGACATAAATTTTCATTTCTTTTTTTACTACTGCTACTTCAATTAATGCCANAGGATCAGGAAAGTAACCATAATCCATTCCATGTACAGAAGGAACTTTTGTATTAAATTTGCCTTGAATCCAATCTGTATAAATCGCACCTTCTGACATTTCTAACCATCCACCGATATACACATAGTAATATTTACTAGTATGTTTTACATGGTTTTTATCTTTTTTCTTTGCATTTTTTTCATCTTCTAATGCTTTTAATTTAAGATTTGCTGCTTTTTGTAACCATGTTGCATCAAGATAACCTTCTTTTTCTGCAATTCTGTAAGTTGTATGTATGTGTTCTACTTCATTATGATTTGAAACTGTTACATCATAATTTTCAACTTTTATTTTTTTTGAATTTCCTTCAATAAATTTTTCGTAAATAAAATGTTCTTTGGTAGTAGGATTTTGAATCCAGATTACCCTATTTTGTACTGCTGTTGTTCTAATTGAATTATCAATTGTATCAAAAGCAATTGGATCATCAAAATCTTCTCCTTCTTCAATTACCCAAGTTGAAATACCTGCAATAGATTTTAATTTTGCAGTTTGATTACCTTGTGAAGTTTTTATTCCACTAAAAAAAATAAAACTTCCCGTATGCTTATTGATTACTTTAGTTTTTGTGAAATGAAAATCATCTGTAATTTTTAACCGATCAGTAACAATTTTAAATTCTGGAATAATACTTGCTTCTGCTGATGACATTGTATATCTCGTGAATAAAATTCCATGACCTTTTTGAAATGTCAACAAAGCAACAAATTTATGTACTGATGATGATTTTAATGATCCTCTACCACCTGTAAGAAAAAAGTATCTTTTTTTAGAGGTGTAAAGAGGTAAGAAAGGATCATTTTTTTTAACTTTTAATCTTGATGGAATTTCTATATTTTTCATAGTGATTTTTATTCATCTTCTTCTCCTTCAACAAAACTACTCATGTTACTTATTGACATTGAACCAGATAAATCAATTTCTTTTTTATCTCGCCAACCATAATTATTTTTAAGAGCAAAGATAACTAAAGTTGGATTTAGTTTACCTTTCATTCCTGCTTCAACTATTTTAGCTTCAAAAACTGAATCAATAAGTTTCATTTTAGAAAATAAATCTACTTCATTAGAAAATTTCCTTTTCCATATCCCCCAAATTTCCCTATATAATCCTAAATCAATTAAAAGAGTACCTAGAAAATTATAGTCATCAGGATTATTTTTTAAAANGACCATCATTTCATCAACTTTATTAGATACAGTTTCAACTGTCCATTTTAAATTGCCATGAGGTTTTTTAGTTTTAGTTTTAGCTATTTCACTCATTTTTTATTATTTTATTAAAAAATCTTGAAATTGATTTAAGAAATATAATAAAATTTTTTCTTTTTTATTTTTTTCAATTTTAAAATCTGAATCAAAGTCAAATTCTTGACCTGATTCTTTATAGCACCAAGTTCCATTATTAATTTCTAATCCTTCTTTTTCTGCAAACTTTTCAAAATTATCATTTGATTCCTTTTGAAGAATCACTTTTAATAAACGGTAAATTGCGTGTNCTTCTGGATAAGAACAACTAATAATAGTTTTATTGATTCCATTTTCATAGAACGAAGAAAACAAAGAATAGTAAACTTTNTCATCTATTGTTTTAAGATTTTTAAAATCTCCCCATGAATCAACAAATTTTTTTAATTCTCTAAAAAGAAAATCAGTTTTATTTCGATCCTCTGTTATCACTAATTTTTTCATCTAACTTTTTTACTTTTAAACAATTATCACAAAAGAAAATCGCTTCTACAAAATTTCGTTTCATTATTGTAGAATAATGGACATAACTACTAGTAGATTTTATCCATTCAGTTTTACAAAGAGAACATCTTTTAAAGCAATTTCTTTTTATTGCGCTCCCTCTTTTAAAAGCATCTAAGGTTGTAAATTTTTCTTTTATTTTCATAGTATATTAATTAAAAAAATGGCTGATTATTTATTAGAAGATTTTAAGCAACTAATAATAATCAACCAAATACAAACTGATACTTCTTATTTATTTTTAAAATGGCAGATCATCTTCTGCTCCTTTTTTATTATTATTACTTTCTCCAAAATGTTCAACTTTCCAAGCATCAAGATTAGTAAAATAATTTTTAAGTCCTTCTTTATTTGTCCACTCCCTACCACGTAAATTATAATTTACTTTTACATCATCTCCAACCTTAAATCCATCAAGTTTTTCACAATTATCTTGAACAGATTGGAATTTTACTAGTTGCGTGTATGCACCATCAACTATTTCTATAACAAATTCTCTTTTTTTAAAAGAATCTGTTACTTGCTGAATATCCATAATAACATGAATTTTTCCTTGAACTTCTTGCGACATATTAATTTTTTTATGATTAAAAAAAAATGCCTATAAATTCGCTATGGAAGAAACTTAGCATACGGAACCCTTCTGCGGATTCAAGTTTTATTAATTATTTTTTTTATTTAACTAAGTTAACTAACCTTTTTATCTCGTTAATTAACATATCAACTTGCTTTTCAAGTAAGTTAATAGTTTTTTCATCTCTAGGTATATCAATTTTAACTAATTCTTTTTTGTCAAAATTGCAAGGATTGTAAAATCCAATTGACCAAGAATCATAACCACTAACCATCATACTAAATTGGAGTTGCGCCCATTTTGCTTTATCCAATAATCCTTTTTCTCCTCTTTTAGAAGAATATATTGGAATTTCACCTTTACTATATTTGTCTAGTAAATCAATATAATGCAAATGATTATCTGACCTAAAACATTTAAACTCTGTACCCTTTTTTTCTTTTATTAAAATCCCATCTGGACTGCAACCAACATAGTCATTTAACTGAATAAATCCTACTTGCTCAATTGAGCAGTAATAATCTTGCTCATACTTTTTTCTAGCAAGAATTTCGTATTCATGTCCTCTTTCAGTATCTACCGTTGTAAAAAACGGTTTGGTACTTTCATTTGTAATCCTTTCTGCTGCTTTTTCAAGCGCATAAGTTAATGCTCCTACACTTAATTCATCTTCTTTACCTACTAATAGACAAGATGCAGCAGAAGCAGTAATTTTCCCTAATCGCATTTCATTCCATTCATCTGTATTTTGTTCAATGTCGAAATGAAAAAATGGATATTTCATAATTTATTTTTTAAGTTTTTTAAGTTGAATTTTTAATTTCTTCACATCATCTCCTGCTGAAACTACTGATTTTACAATATCTTCTTTGTCAATGCCATTGTAATTTAAGATAATTTCTCTTAGTGCAGATTTTAATTTATCTGATTCTGTTTCTTCTTTTGGCAAAAATTCTCTAATTCTTAGACCATCAGTAGTAGTACCAAAAGCATCAACTTTCTTACTGTAAAGTTGAATCTTTTTACCTACCCAATCTTCTACAAATGCACTTTTGTAAAGTTTTTCAATAATCTTACAATTTGTTCTATTTAAGATCATTGGTTTATAATCTTCAACAAAACTTGCTGCAAAACAAATTTCTTTTCTACCATTTGCACCTGTTACTTCTTTTTGAGAAGTACCTTTTATGGTAAGAATCAAGTCTTTCCCTGATTCTAAACTATAAGTACCTAGATATTCATAATTAAAATTTTTCTTCCAATGTGTAGACATATTTTTTAGTTTTATAAATTAACAATATGCAAATTTAGTAATAATAAATCTATATTCCTAATTTGTATTTACATTTTTATTTTTTATAGTAAATTGGTTTAGGTTTTTTTAATTCTCCATTTTCATATTTACTACATTTTATTGCTCCTTCATCTACTTCTTTAGAAATAAAAATTCTAGGTTTATTTATCTTTTTATTTTCATATTTGCCAGATACTAAATTATTTTCTTTTAAAATTTTACCTAATGATTTTAGTGATCTATAAGGATAAACTTCACATACATAACGACCATACCTATCTTTATATAAAGGATATATTTCTATTAAACCCTTTTGCAATAATTTGCTAACTAACTTTTTTGCAATTTTTGCTTTTTGATTTTCTTCATCAGTTTGACTTCTTCTACTTATTTCATAAGTATCTACATTTAAAAGTCTTACACTAATGATCACTTTTTCAAAATCTTTACTCTCTTTATCAGTTAGTTTTAAATAGCTGCATTTAAAAGTATCACCATCATAATTTTCTATGTATGTTGCATCAATTCTTGGATAATAATTTTGAGCAGAATTAGTAACTAAACTAATAAATAAAATTATTGCTGTTAAAATATTTTTCATATTATTGATTTTATAATTTAATTGCTTAATAATGCCTTAATTTTTGGGTGTGATTTATAATTCATTAATTCATAATCAAAATCACCTCGTAGTACATCTACATTAGATAGTTTTACGGTTGGCAAATCGTATGGTTCTCTTGTCAATTGCAATTTTGCTTGCTCAATGTGATTGCTGTACAAGTGTACATCTCCTAGACTTCCTATTAGTTCGCTAGGCAAATATCCCGTTTCTTCGCACAATAACAATAGCAGCATACCGTATGATGCAATATTATATGGCAAACCTAGAAAAGTATCAACGGAACGCTGATTCCACATTAGAGATAATTTTCCGTTGTTAACATAGCATTGAAAAGCGTAGTGGCAAGGTGGGAGCGTCATTTGGTCAAGTTCTCCTACATTCCAAGCTGATACAATATGCCTTCTTGAATCAGGATTTTTTTTTAAACCATTTATCAATTCTGCGATTTGGTCTATTCCGTTACAGTCCCTCCATTGCTTACCGTAAATTGCTCCAAGATCACCATCTGTTCTTCCTGACTTCTCATAGTCCCCGTTCCAAATATTACAATCATTATCTACAAGATATTTTATATTTGTATCACCTTTTAGAAACCACTTCAACTCAGTCATTATAGACTTCATATGCATCTTTTTTGTGGTCAAAAGAGGAAAACCGTTTTTCATATTGTGCCTGATTGTGCGACCAAAAACAGAGATAGTACCTGTACCTGTTCTATCCGATTTTTTTTCTCCGTTTTCGAGAATGTCTTTTAATAGTTTTTTATACTGTTTTTCCATTTTTTTAGTTTTGTTTTTAAAAAAAAACGCTAGACGTTAATAACTGAGTTACTGCGTCTAGCTTGGTGTTGTTTTTTCAAATTAAGATGTAAAGTATTTTTAATTCTTAAAGATACTTTACAATTCTGATTCTAATTTCGATAAACTCTTGAGGAAAAAAACTTCTATTAGATTGTTTCATATTCCATTCATTTTCCTCCTTTCTATAAAGAAAAACTCTCCCTGATAATCCATTTTTACCCAACTTAAATAATACACCATCTACATTCAACTCAAGTGGTGTTCTATAATTATCATTTGCATCAATATATTTTAAGCATTCATGTAAATCCTCTTTTGTACATTTTGCACGAAAAATCAAATCATAAATACCTGTTCTTTCTATTTTAAATTTTTTTTCTCCGTTTTCGATAATGTCTTTTAACAAGTTTTGATATTGTTTATCCATATTAAAAGTTTTGTTTTTAAATAACAAATGCTAGACGTTAATAACTAAATTACTACGTCTAGCTTGATGTTATAAGTAATACTAATCTTCGCTTTCAAATTGGTATATTGGGTGTAAAATAGATTTAGGGTTCTTCCTTTTTAATCCATTTTCGGTTATCTTTTTAATAGCGTTATTTATCACTTTTGCACCTTCTTTACTTATCCAAGTATCTCTACTATTTAAGTGGCTCTCAAAGGCAAGTGCTACATAATAAAGTTCTTTGTCTGTAAAATCTATTTTTTCTCGTTCCATATTTAAGTTTTGTTTTTAAATAACAAACGCTAGACGTTAATAACTAAGTTACTACGTCTAGCTTTGCGTTCGACACAAGCAATGAAAAAAAATCAAAACATTGTGCCGATAAAAAAATTAAAGAATTTTACATTCTTCTTTCAATTGCCTTTCCGATTCAAGAATCATATTAGAATGAATATAATCATGTGGTGAAACAATATTATTTTTTGCTTTGAATAAAAGTTCTTGAAACAATTTATTGTTTTCTTTAAATAGTCTTTTGTACATCAAAACAGCACGTTCTTTATCTGTTCTTAATTTACTTTTTTCAAAAATTGTTTTTTGTCTTTTAAGGAAAGACATATTTGAATTGTGCCTTTTCTTTTCTTCATTAATAAGTTTATCTATGTCCATGATTGGAAGATTAAAAGATTAAAAAATAAAAAGCCTGTGTCGAACAAAGTGTATGACGGCAATAGATACTATGCGCATCTACTGCGCATACAAAACCATTAGGCTTAATACTTACTTAGTGCTTCTAAATCAGCTTTTGCCTTTTCTATTTTACGTTCAGAAGATTCTATCATTCTATTATACTTTTCCGTAAGGTGTTCTTTTGCTTCTTCTAATGTATCCCAGTAATTTCCGTAATTACTTCTTTTAGCACTTCTTCCGTTTGCTAACCACACACTTTTTTCTGTTACTTTTGTTGGTTCTACTACTTCAATTAGTTCTCTCCAACCACCTGTTTTATACATTTTCATCTTTAAATTATTTTAGTTATTATTAAATCGTACTAAGCCTAACAACACCTATACGTCAGCTTCCTATCGTCAGCCACAATTACAATGCGTTAAATCTGTATATCGTATCTTCAATATCTTTATCAACTGTATCGTGTGTTATGTTGGCTAATTTGCAAAAGCATTGTAACAGTTCACGTTGTTGGCTAACAATACCTATACGTAATTGCTTATTTTCTGCTTTTAATCGTCTAATAGTTTGTCCTGTATTAATTTTCATTTCTGTATTATTTAGTTATTATCTACGCAACTACGCATAGCCTTTAAAGTTGTGCTTAATTATTTTGCTTGCATCCGTTCATAAACAACAATAGCAAGTTTAAGCCAACGTGGTATATCTTTATTTGGTTGAGTGACTGATTTAACAGAATCAGCACTATTGCCTGTTATATCAGCAATGTCGGAGTTAGTCAATCCTAACCCCAATTTCATTGCTTTGTATCTTTTATGCCAATTCATAAATTTGCGTTTATGTATTCAGCACACTTTTCAATTTCTGCTTTAGGAATATTAAACCTAATGTGAAAATTGTCGGTATTAATTACTTTATCAATAGGCATTTTACCCATTCTAAATTCTGAAACCCATTCCAATAATAACATTGGTGCAGTTCCTATTGTTGGTATTTCTAAAATCCAACCGTTTTTATATTTTATAATTGCTTTCATGATTCAAATGTAAACATAAATTTACAATCTACCAAATAAAAGTAAATATATTTTTACATAACCGCAAAAGAACATAAGCACAACAACACCTATACGCCATACAAGTACAAGCGCATAGCCACGTCCGTTATAAATAACTTTATACACCTACAAATATACAACTATTTATTAAAAACAAAAACCCTAAAAACTAAAATAGCTTTTTGGGTTAATCAAAATTAAAAGAAGTATTATTTAATTTCTATAATCTTAAAAATAATAGTATTATTTTCTAGTTCTTCATTTGCAGTTATAGTTAATTTCTTCCAGTATCTTTTATCATCATCTATAAATTTACCTTGCCTATTAAGTTGATCTATCATTACTTTTACAGAAAAAACAACATTATCACAATCAAACCTATTCCAATATTGTACATCAACTTCAAATTTATTAAATTTTGGTAGATTAGATTTTAAAATTATGGATAGAAATTCAACTTCTAATTTTAATACTTTTGATCTTAATGCTCTCCAATGTAAACTCTTAGCTGAATTAGTTGATATTAGTTTACCTTTATAAGTTAATTTATATTCTCTCAATTTATATTTTTTATCAATACCCATTTGGAATCTGCACCTGATTTGTATAATTGCCTTTTACCATTTTTTGTTTCCTTGTAATCACAATGGATAAATGATTTATATACTGCAATTCTTTTATAATCAGTATATTCAATAATTAATTTTAAAAATTCATATTGGTTTTCTACAAAGTTTTTACAAGTCCAATCTACTGCACCTTTACCTTTAAAAGTATGTTGACTATTACCTTTTCTACCTCTTGATAATTCCCATGAAACAGGTCTATATCCACTTCTTTGAGATGCAAAAATTGGTATATCAATAATATCTCTTACTTTTTGCATAGGTAAAATATGATAATGCAATATTTTATCTGCAATATAAGATGGCACAATAGCACCTCTAATAACAAATTCTGATATATTAAAATCTAATTTCATTCTGGATTAATTTTATTATCTGACAAAATAAAACATAAACCGATTACAATTATTAAGTTAAAAATCATAAAACATATTTTTCAATACAATTAATTAATTTTTGAGTATATTTTATATCGGTTGCGTAACCACCTTTTTTTATTGCTGATGACCATTTTTTATAGTCTTTGTTGTTGTTAATTTTCTCCCATCTTTTTTTATACCTTTTTTTATTAAGGAAGAAACCATGACTTATAAAACAGTTATATGGGTTTTCATATACTCTAAAATAATCATATTTATTTATGATGTTACCTTCTTTATCTTGTTCCGTTGTTTTAAATTTTTTGCATTTAGTTTTATGATTACATAAATTTTTACCGCATTTATGCCCAAAAAAATTGTTTACGTTTTTTGCAATTTCTGATTCTCCTGCATCACTTTCTAAAATTGCTTGACCTAATATAATTGATGCAGGTATATTACTTATCTTTTCACTTTCAATTGCAAATTTACCATATTCTAAAGCAAACTTTCTTTTTCTGTTTAATGACTTTCTCTGGTGAATCTTTTTAATTTTTTTAAAATTTGCTAGTTTAATTATATTATTTTTATCATTGATAATCTTTCTATATTCAATATTATCTAATATAATTTGACTTACTCTAGTTGATTCTATATCAGCAGAAGAACAATTTAATTTTTCGTAATAATTATAATTGTAAAAGATTAAGCTAATAAAAGTTAGAAGAATTAAAACTAGTTTTACTAAATTCATTATTTATTATTTATTTGATTTTTTAAATGATCTATTTTTTTTAAAGTTTCTTTTTCTTCTGTAATTGAGTATTTTTTTAGTTTACCTTTTTTGCCTTTGCTTATAAATAATTCTAATACTCTAATCATCCTTTCAATCCTTTCAATTTCGTAATTTTTCATAATTAAAATGGTATTTCTTCTAAATTATTTGGTCTAGCTGATTTAATTGGATCAATTTCTTCTCCATTTATAGATTTTTTCATTTTTTCAAATATTCCTTCCATTGGAGAACTACCAAATTCACCTTTATACCATCCTGTCAATGCTTCAAAAAATACAGTATTACATCTTGGTTGTCCAAAACGATGCTGTTCCTTTGCTTTTTGCACATCAACAAAAACACTATTATCCATTTTATCAGTATAAAACTTATCTCGGTGTATTACTGTAATTACATCTGCTTTATTGCTCCACATGGCACCACCACTTATATCGTATGCAGTAGGTTTTCTAACTATACCTTGCATATCAGGATTCATCTTTTTTGGGTGAACAACTATATTACAAAACAAATTGTGCATTTGTGATACTTTTTTAAATTGCTTTAACCAATGCGATAAATATTGATCTTCCCTTTTTATATCTTTGTATATGTGATCCAATTGGTTCCAAGGATCAATAAGAAAACCACCTATTCCCTCGCATAATGCTAATTCTGATATTTTATCTAATATCCATTTTGGAGTTTGCATAGCATCATTTTCAGTAGAAATATTAAGTTCCTCTGGATATATAAAAATAAAATTATCACTTATAAAATTTTTACATAAAATAATTTCTTCCCTAGTAATGGCATTAGCACTATTTTTATCAAGACTTTTTCCCGTAAATAAACTAATCATATTTTTATAAAAAACCTTTGCAGGTGCGTGTTCTGGTGAAAATATTGCCCATTTTGTATTTGAATTTATGCTTTTTAACATCATNAAGAAACTAACAAAAGCAGATTTTCCATGATTGGGTATTCCTGTCCATAAATAAACAAAATGCTTTATCCACGANAATCCACTTTCAATAGCTTCAAATCCACATGGTTCACCTTTATCATATCCATTTTCAAAATCTTCCAAAATTTCATCATATACATCTTCTGCTTTTTGAATATCTGAAACAGGAACCTTTTTACAATTATTAAAACATTTTTCTAATCCAACTATTCCATATTTAATTAAAACATCATTTGCATCCTTACAATCATCTGGATATGAAATAATAAAACACTTATCCCTACCAAACCTATTAATTAAAATTTCTTTTAGATAATTACCATTTTCATCATTATCTACTGATATATATATATCCTCCTTATCTTTTAAAAAGTTATAACAAGTTCTTAGGCAATCTAACTTTGTTCCAATTTTACCTCCTTTATTTGGCGCACCTTTATCAATTGATACTGCACCTGTTAATCCAAGAACTTCCCAACTTAAAGCATCAAGTTCACCTTCACATATAATTGCATAAGGTATTTTTTTTATATCATTTAGTTTGTATAGAATTGGTTTGCAATTAGGAATTTGATAAAATGACTTGCCACTAACTTTCCTAAATTTACAAGCAATTAAGGATTTATCATTATAGTAAGTAAAAGCAATATCACCATTCTTATTCTCTCCAATTCTATTTCTTATTGCAACTTGTTCTGTTATACCTCTTGATTTTAAAAACTCTAATGAATTGGTACTTAGTTTTTGAAAACTATTATTTGGATTAGCATAAGTTTTACTTTTGTTAATTTTTAGTGAATTAGATTTTACATTGTTATCAGAATAATATGTTTTACTAATCCAATCATTACTATCTACTCTACCTGCAAAATCGCAATGGTTACATTTATAGAACCCTGATTCTAAATTGATACTCATACATCTTTCTTTGCTTTTCTTCCTTGTATGGCTGCAAGAAGGACAAATAGACGCATTTCCCCTAACACTTCTTAAATCAACACCTAGTTTTTCAAATCCTTTTGAATAATTACTCATTTTTAGTTTTTATTTTAAGTGAAAATCTTGTTTTGAAAAGTTTTTAATTATAAAAAGGTACTTTTCTTGGTCACTTACAATACCCAATCCAAGAACCTTATTTTCCAAAGTTTTTTTTATGCTTTCTTTTCTAAATTTGTTTAACTCTTGTAATCTATTAATAAAATAATATCTATCATCAGCCAGATTATTATTAAGATGATTTATACCAAAATGCTGAAATTTTTGTTTCCCTAAATTATTAGTTTTTATAATTCCTTTGTATTCATCATCCCAAGATTCTTGATTTAGCCATGTACTTACCATTTTAGTTCTTTTCCAAGTTTCAACTGATAAATGTTTTTTATAAGCATCTATTCCATCAAATGCTTTTTTTGCATTTCCATTTTTGCATACTTTATACCAAGATACCTTTGCTACTCCTTTTGATTGTTTTAAATCATATTTTTCCCAAAATAATTCAAATCCTTTATCCCTTTGTTCTTTACTCCATTTCTTAGAATTAATTTCAAAAGAAAACTTTACTTCTTCTTTGTTAATACTTTTCTCTTTGTTAATACTTCCTTTCTTGTTAATACTTAGTAGCGGATTTTCAGTAGGCTGACTTTCAGTAGGCTGACTTTCAGTAGGCTGACTTTCAGTAGGCTGAAAACTTTTATTAGCTTTAACATAAACTGTCAAGTAGTTACATTTAACACTATAAAGATTAGAAGATTGCCTTGCACCATTCCTCCTTTGTTTTTTTTCTAAAATATCATTTTCTACTAGTAGATTTATTCCATTTGTTACTGCATCTCTACCCAATCCCGTATATTTTTGAATTGTATATTTTGATGGAAATGCTTTCTTATTAACATCTAAATGCTTTGCAATAGCTAATAAAATTACTGTTGCCTTGGCTCCGATTATAGGCATTGTTTCTGTTATAAATCTGTCATCTAAATTTATCATAATCTAATTTTAAAAAAAAAGGTCAACCATGAGTGATGCTTCATGATTGACCAAAACAATAAATTGTTATTATAATTATTTTGTAGTGCATCACCAACTAATAAATAATTATAAATACAAATATATATTTATTAATGTATAAATCAAATAACCTAAAACTTTTTATTATTTTTTTTAATTACCTGTACTTCCAAAACCTTTCGATCCTCTTTCAGTTTCAGTAAAATATGAAACATTTTCCCATTCAATTTTTTCATATTTAGAAAAAACAATTTGTGCAACTTTATCTTTTGGTTCAATTGATATAATTTCATTGGATAGGTTTACTAAAATTATACCTATTTCACCTCTAAAATCACTATCAATTGTTGCAGGTGAATTTAAAACACCTAAACCCTTTTTAAGCGCATTACCGCTTCTAGGTCTTATTTGCGCTTCAAATCCTTTAGGTAGTTCTATTCTTATGCCAGAAGGTATTAAAACTCGTTGTAAAGGTTTTAAACTTACTCTATGATCTATATTTGCTTTTAAATCTAATCCTGATGATCCTTCGGTTCCATATCTAGGAAAATCTACCTCACTATCTAATATAATTTTTACTTTATTCAATTTATTTATATTTTATATGATTTTTTTAATCTAGTTCCAAACCAAGATATAGTCATACCAAAAACTAAAGCCAAACTTTCCAAAGGAATAAAACTACCCATTTCATAAACCTTTCTTACTTTTTCAACATCGGTCAAATTAGAATCTTCTTTTATTAAAATAAGTTTTTGTAAAAGACTATCTGGTATTCCTTCAATGAAGGTAGGATTTTCTTTTTTATACTTTTTCATTTACTTTTATTTTTTTTATCTATACTATTAAGGAGTAAGTATAAAAGGAATGAGATAATAAAAGCAATTATCATTGGAATGATAATTAAATTAAATACTACCATAGTTATTTATTTTCTTTAATTAAATAAAAAATATTGTTTTCAAATATTATCTCTTGATTACTAACTAAAGTAAACAAAGTATTTAATAATCTTCTGCGAGAATAAACCTTAAATTCTTTATAAATCTCTGGTAATCCACTATCAATATTATCTTTTAAAAATTGTTTTATTTGTTGTTCTAATTTCATACAAAATAAAAAAAAGAAGAGGATTACAAAAATTGTAATCCTCCTAGATATTTTACTAACCATCTAATTTAATGAGCATCACTTTATGGCTGATAGCACACCTATTCTTTATGAATATATTATTTATCTATATCCATATTCGTTTTTTCATATTCATTTAAAATTGACTTGCTTTTACAAGTATATCCAGATAAAATATTTATCCAATTATAATTATCAGCTACAATTATTAATAAAGAAAATAAAAAATAACTTACTAAGTAAATATTCATTTATATTTTTTTTAAAAAGTTGAAAAAAATCGCTCCATATTAATAGGAGCGACTGAACAAAAACTTAAAAAACTAAAAAACGATGTTCTTTGATTTCTTACGAAGTAACCATTTTAATATCATTTGACTATGAGTTTTGATGCTTTCATTAATAACATCAATTGATGATTCTACTAAAGTTCCACCTCCCATTTCATCCTTTGCTGAATCATAGTCTTTTGGTAATGGAAGATAAATTTTTACTTTTTTTAAATCATCAGTAAAAGTATCAATTTCCCCAAATCTTTGTAATCCTGATAGGTAATCTTTTAAAGATACAGAATAATTTACTATTCTTTGATTTGTTTCAATACAATAATCAATTGTATCTAAATTATCTCCTACATCTGCTTTTACACTTACAAAAGCAGAATCGAATAATTCTTTTTCTTTTTTAGTCATTTTAAGTTTTTTAAGTTGTGAAAAAAAATTGAAGCAAATTATAATAATTTGCCCCAATATTAATAGTATGTTATCTTNNCTTTATTAATTTCTTTTCTTAAAAGATAATCAATTACTTGATAGTCTTTTAATTTGTAATGTACTCCCAAACTCTTAATCATGTTTTTTGTTTCTACTTTATCTTTACAATAAAGTGTTATTTTTCCATGTTTAGGAGATTGTTTATACAAATCTAAGATTTGTTTATCGCTCATAATATATTGTTATTTTGTTGGTACAAATATAGGGTAAAATATATTACAATTCAAAATAAAAAAAACCTTTCTACATTTTTATAGAAAGGTTTTTTAAAATAATATGATTTTAGTTATTATTCAACTTCTTTCTTTTTTGATACTTTGTTTATTGATTCATGCACAAACATTGAAAAAACTGAAACAAATAATGTCATACTTGCCCAATTTGCAAAATCAATATTAGATATATTCCAATTTACTTGCCAAAAAGAAATTAAAAACCCAATTGCCATTGCTGATCCCCAAACAATTGCATTTGTACTAGTGCCATCAAATATATTTTTGATTAGTTTTATTGCTCTAGTTCCTGATACAATAATTTTATTTAAAAATCCAGAAGCTAATAATGATAATAATAAGGTAAGCCATCCTTGAACTCCTTTTGGTGGAAATTCGGTTCCTTCTAAAACTACTTCTAATTCATCTTTTCTTGCAGATAAAATTTCACCTAATTCTTTTAAATCATTATTTGATTTTACACCATCAATAGTAAATTTTTTCCCATCAGCTAAAGTTATGGTAAGTGATTCTACTGTATCTTTTAACTCTACTGTTTCTACTTCTTGTGCAATAGCATTTGAAAAAATAAACAAAGAGAAAAATAAAAATAAATACTTTTTCATTTTATATATGTTTTTTGATTATTAAATAAATATTTTAAAGTTTAGCTTTTCCTGTTTTTACTACTGAATTATCAAAAGTTACTTCTAATTCCATAGTTCCTAAATCACCTCTTTCTAGCCATTCTGGTTCACTTACCAAAATTTCATTCACATCATAAGTAGTTCCTTGATATGTAATTTTTACGTAATGGTGCAAAGGTATCAAAATTAATACATCTGCTAACCATTCTGGAACAAGTACATTGCACCTATGAGTTTTACCTACTGTTTGTATTCTAGGATATACCCTTCCTTGTCTTTCAGATACTTCTCTTTCAAATGGATAACTAGGTTTACTAAATTCAGTAGGAAAATAAGCAAAATTCTTAAAACCTGTTGTATATTTTATAAAAGCATTTGGATATTCAAAATTTTCATCGTGATACCATTCAATCTTTAAAAAACAATCTATATCAGAAACAAATCTAAAAGGTTCTGATATATAAGGTCTTTGACCTCCTAAATTAAAAAGTGCTTCATAATCACCATTATCAAAAATGGCTCTACCATCTACAACATTTAATCCATCAGGATTATCTATTCTAGTTAAACCATCCCAAGTAATTTTATCAAAACCTGTTTCTTGTGATAATACTAGTCCACCTGATTGCATTGCAATAGTAATATCATACTCTGTTGAAGTTAGCAAGTTTCTTATCTTAAAAGTAGATATATTTTCCCCAACATTAATAAACTTATCCCATTGAAAAGGAGGAATAAAACCTTCTAATACAGGCATAGGGAAAACTCTATCAAATGAATACCATAATGACCTATGCTGCTTACTTGCTAAATCATAAAAAGGTAATAGTGAATAATTTTTTAAACTCATTCTGTATCGTATTTAACTGTTATTTTTAATGATCTTCTACCTGTTCCATCTGTTTCTAATAAAATTTCTGCTTTCTCAATTTGACCATTTCCTATATCTGTTTTAATTAACTTTAATTCATCAAAATCATCTGGAATAACTGTATCTAATTCTTGTACTTTAGATCGCATTGTACTTATAGCTGTTATATCTACACCATTCAAATTAACTAGATTAGCAGGTAATAAATGTCTTTTAAATTTATCGTGCATATAAACTAAAGAAGCATTACCATTTTGTATGCTTTCAGTAACACCATTTATATCAATATCAATTAATGGTACTTTATAAATAAGATCGCTTAAATCAATTTTTGCAGCTAGTAAAGCAAAACCATTTTTATTAATTTTACTTGGTGAAGTTTGCATAAAATCTAAATCAGAAGTAAATGGAGATAATGAATTTTGTTGATTTTGACCTTTAGTAACATATTTTGATTTTATTTCAATTTTGTAACCTTCAAAAACAGTAGAAACTTCATCCATCCAACTATTTTCAATCGTTTCTGGTAGTGAAAATTTATTGTATTTGAATTTATTAAATCCTGTTGACCAAGGTACTCCCGTATATATTTCATTTAACAAAGATAAATCTAATCCTATTTGTTCAGTAGTATAATTTTTACCATTTTCAAAATAAACTGAATGTTCTATTCTTAATCCTCCATCACCTTCATTTATATACCAATCTAAATTAAATCCATACTTTAGCATATTAAAAATTTCAGATAATTTTATTATTGCTTTTGATGCAGGTAAATCATATTTACTTGAAGTTACATTAGTTTTGGGAGAAATAAATAATCTAAATCCTGATTCACTTGTAACAGGATTTGCTGTATCATTGTGTAAAAAATTACTTGTTCCTATTGTTTTTTGAAAACTTAAACTAGGATCAATTTCTTTTAATAATCCTGCAATAACATCACTTAATTCATAGCAATAATTATTTAATACCTCTTTTGTTGCAAAATTATTTATAACTATTGCATTACCTGTATATGATAACCAAAACGCTGAACCATGCCAAGAACTTTTAGAAGTAGGATAAGTTTGTGGTGGTGGTGTAGGTTGAATATGATAAAATGGTAAATCTATACTTGGATCAGTATAGGATCCAATTGAAACAGGATATTTATTAGCTGTATTTGTATATGTAGAAGTTATATCAAATGATAAATAATTACCCGTTAAAATAAAATTATAGTTATAATTATATGGCAATATATCATCTTCAACATCAGGAATATTTATAACTGTAAATCCAGATACAGTTTGAACATCTGTTAATATTCTAGTATATGGAGCAAAAACAGAAAAACTAAATTTACCATTAATTGAACCCACACCATAAAAAGTTCTTTGACTTAATGGTGTAAATGGTTCATCTCCAAGTTGAATAATAGATGTAGCATATAAAACAACATTATCTGATACTCTTATTATTTCAAATAAACTTTCACCAATTTGACTGCTATTAAAGTTTTTTTCAATTTTATAGACATTATCATCTCTTTGAAAAAAAGAAGCAGTAGAAATAGTACCTAAATATTTACCTGATACATCAACATCTCCATATCCTGATACTCCATATAATTCTGTTGCTGCTGTAAATCCATAAGTATTAACTAAATCATTACCTGTAAGACTTGTGCTTATTTCTTCTTCCCAAAAAGAACCTCCAATATGATTTGATAAAATTCCTGTTCCTAAAGTAACTACTTGAAAAATCGGTCTTTTTACATATTGTACAGGTGTATTATTAATCCCTAAATCAATAATATCAAATTCTTTATCAATATCTGCTAGTATCTTTGCATACTTATCAAATGGTGTAGGTGAAACTGAAAATATCTTATTATCATCATCAAATGAACAATCTGTTTTTGAAAACTCCCCTCTGTAAAACTCTGAAAAAACACCGCTAATTTGGGACATAACAATTAAAGTATAACTAGCTTCTATTGTTGCTAATCTAACAAAATCATAATCATCTCTTTGAAAGAAAAAATTACCACTAAGTTTCTTCCTTAAAAAAATCTTATCAGTTTCTCTTTCTAGTTGCAAAGCTAATCCCTTTCCAAAATTAGGATAACATTCAACTATATCATTTAATGAATAAGCAAAATAGTATTGCAAATTACTAGAAAATGAATCACATACATAAGAAACTATTGAACCTGTTGTTGATGTTAAAATACTATTTGCTTGTGTCCTTCCATGTGGGTATATATCTGTCGTGCAAGTAATTGAAAAAAATAATGGTTTTTCTGAAAAAACAGGAGCATCTAAATGAATAGAAATAGGAACCAAATTGTTTGACGTTTCAAATGAAATTGATTTTGATGCTAATTTTAATCCTGTGCAATTTTCTTCCCTTACTTGAAAAAATACTGATTGTGTAGTTATCGGTGAAAAATTATCAACTTGAATAAAAAAATCTACTTTATCAAAAGCATTTATAATACCTACAACTTGTCCAAAACCTTTTCTAAAAGGTGAAGGAGTTAATGATGCACCAGATAAAGGGAAGGTTTCATTTACTGTATTTGAAATAGATTGATCTGTTTTAAGATAAAACTTATAAAATTCTTTTACTGCCATATTATTGGATATATGTTGTTAAAACATTTTTCTTTTGTGTAAATCTTCTACCATTTGAATCAATACCGTTTTTAATTTCTCCTTGTATTCTTATTTTTCTTAATTCACTTTCAGTCCTACTCATATCGGTATTATTTGAATTTGATAAATTAAATAATGGAATACCCTCACTAGCTTGATTCAAAGTTCCTAAATGATTATCAAGTGTTCCTGCATTAATTGAATTTACTAAATCTTTTATTCTATTACCATATCTACGAACAGATTTTCTTTTAAATACTCCCATTGTTTCACCTCTTTCAGCATATACTTGTTCTCCTTGTGAATTACTCCCTACAAATGTATCATTTCCGCTTGCATGAGAACCACCACCTATTGTTTCATAACCTCCTTTACCTAATGTCTTTTTAGTAATATTATTTGCTTTTATTTTTGCTGCTGCAAACGATCCAAACATTAAAGCAATTGATGCAAGTGCTAATAATGGATTTTCGGTTCCAATGTTTTTCCATATTCCTGATGCTGCTGTAATTAATGAACTAGTTTGAGTAATCGCATCTAATCTTTGTTGATCTTGTACCGCTTTTCTTCTTTCCTTTAATGCTCTTTCTTGATTCTTTTTTGCTAAATCAAATTCCATTTGAGCAGTATCTACACTATTTGCAAAACCAGCATTTCTATTAGCAATTTCTTGATTTAATGTTCTTTGTGCTGTTGCAACTTCTTGATTTGCAGTTTGCACATTTTGGTTTGCTGCATCTACTTTAGCTTGTTGTACATCGCTAATTTGCTTTAATGCAAAAGTAACAGATTTATTTATGGCATCTTCTTCTTCGTCACTTACATTAATTCCAAGTAAATCATAAATAGATTTAATAGATTTTCCACTATCTCCTTGACTATCCCTACTAGATGCAATTTCACCGTTTAGTATTTTTAACTTGTTTTTTATTTGTAGTTTTTCAAGGTCGGTTAAGTTTTTATTATAAAATAATTCTAATTCTAATTGTTTCTTTAATCTTCTCTTTGTTGCTAATAATTCATAAGCATCTCTTTCATCTTTATTTCTTTTAACTGATAAAAATTTTGCTTTTGCTTTTGCTTCTTCTAAATCAAATTCTTCTTGCTCTATGTCTTTAAAAATATTTGTAATTCTTTCTCTTTCTTTTTGTTCTTTGTCAAAATATTTCGATTTAACTGCTGCAATTTTTCTTGCTGCTTCTTCTTCTATTAAAACTTGATTTTTATTATCAAGTAATTTTCTTTTCTTGGCATTTTCGATTAAGAGAATTTCTTTTTTTTCACCATCTTCCATTAAAGATAATTTCTCTTTTTCCGNATCAAGAATTTTTATTTGTTCTTCTTTAAAATATTTATCTTGAATNTCTTTTTTTCTGTTATTATAATAATTTATTAGTGCTTCTGTATTTTCTTCACTTTCATTGTAGATATATAATTTTTTATCTAATGATAATTGCAACAATGCAAGTTCTTTTTTTTCACTATCTTCCATTTCATCAATCCTTCTTTTTCGTTCTGCAAATATTTCATTTTGTGCCTTATCTCTTTTTCTTTTTGCTGCTCTTTCTGCTGCTGCTGCTTTCTTTAATCTTTCTGCTTTTTCTTCTTCTGTTTCTACTTTACCTTTTCCACCAATTTTTTGAGATTGTTCCTCTCTATATTCTAATTCATTTATAATGTCCTCTGTGGTTTGTTTTCGTATTTTTAATATTTCTTTCTTTGTATTTTGTTCTCTTAATATAGATTCTTTCGTTCTTCCTGATCCTCCTCCTCTTATTGCACCTCCTTGGTTTTTATCTTTAGAAGATGTTGTTTCTTTTATTTTTATATCTATTTTATCTAATTCCTTATCAATATCTTTTAATTCTTTTTTTAATAAAGTTAATCTTTCTCTGTTTAAAATACTTTCATTATAAGAATCTTGTGCAGCTTCAATATCTTTGATTTTAGATTTTTCTAAATCTAATTGACCAAAATATTTTTTATTAATACCTTTTAATATTTTAAGTGCTACTATTTTTTGATCTCTAGTAGCATTTTCATCTTTTAAAATATTTGTTAATCTTGCTGCTTCAACTTTTTCTGCTCTAACCGTATCTATTGATTTATCCTTAATATCGTTTAGTATATCTCTTGTTGTTTCAGCTTCTTTATTAAAAGCTATTATTGAAGTAACTATTGCAATTATTGCAGTAGCAACAAAAGTATATGGATTTGCTTTTAATGCTTTAGTAAATTTATAAACTGAAATAGTAGCTAATCTAGTTGCAGTAGTCAATGTTCCCTTTGATATTGCATTTGCAATTGTTGCATTTTTACTTATTCTTTCTGCTGTTGCTGCTAATAATAATCCTGTTCTGTATGTTGCGAAAGATACTGCTGCTATTCCTACTGCCTTACCCAAGTTAATAATAAATGGTAAACCAAATTTTATAAGATCAATAAATTTTCTAAAAAAATCAATAACATCAGAAAATACACCTGCTGCATCTAATTCTTCTACTAGATATGTCCATGATGAAGAAAACCTACCTTGTGCAGCTACTAAAGTTTCTACTTTCTCTAAGTTTTCAACTCCAAATGCTTTTTCTACTGCTTTTGCAAATTTAGGTAAAGCATCTTCACTTAATACTTCACCTTTTTTTAACATTTCATCTAATTCTTGTACTGATTTACCTAAAGACCTTGCCATAATTGCAAAGGCTCCTGGCAATCTTTCCCCTAATTGCAATCGTAATTCCTCTGAACTAACTTTTCCCTTACTAATCATTTGTTCCAATGCCTTAAACACACCTCTAGTATCATCACCAGATAAAGATAAAATTGCACTTGCCTTTGAAAATGATTCAAATATTTTTTGTGTTTGTTTTACTGATAAATTTGTAGAACCTGCTGCTGCTCTAAATTTAAGATATGATTTACTAATATCTATTATTCCTATTCCTAACCTATCTGATACACCTTTTAAAAATTCTTGTGTTTGTGCTAGTTCAACAGTAGAAGTAATAACTTGTCTATATGACAAATTAAGTGCATCTAGTTCTTTAGTAGTGCCAAAAATACTAGTAAATAGTGTTTGTACACCTGTAAATGATAAATATACTGCTGCTAGGTTTTTAAACGATTTCCATAATCCATTTACTGCTGATTTATAATTACCTACATTCAATGTGTTTTTCCCTGTCTGCGCTTGTAAACGCTTCATTTCAGTATATATCTTATTAGTTTGTTTAAGTAAAATCCTACCTTCTCTAGTGTTCTCTCTTTGTGCAACTGACATTGCATTTAACTTAATTTTATTCTTAGAATATTCAGCAGATAAAGCATTGTAAGAAGTTGCAACATAAGTAGTCAATCTAGCTGATTGTTTATTTAATTGGTTCTGTTCTCTAGTTGCAGCTTTAATAATTTGGATATTAGTAGCATTTCTTGCAATAGATTTATTATAATTATCGTATGCTCTTTTTAGTTCATTTGCTCTACTTGCAGATTTTTTTAATCCTGTACTTTGTGTTGTATTACTAGAATTATTTTTACGAATCTGCGCTTCTAATTTAGCTGCTTCTTTTTTTAATGTTTCAACTGCTGCTTGTAATTGCTTTGCTTTATCAATAAAAACTTGCAATGAACCATCATCAATAAATAAATCACTAGACTTAATTGGATTTGACATATATAAAGTATTAGTATAATTTTAAATGTTTTTTTAGAAAAGGGCATAGCGAACAAATCACTATACCCTTTCTTCTCTTAAAATTATATATTTATAATATAATTATTTTCTTAACCTTTTTTTATTTTTAGGAATTTGTGATTTTATAAATTCTAATTTCCTTAGAAACTGATAGTAAGTTAATTTTTTAGGATTACTATATCCTTTTGATTCTAAAATACTGCAAGTATCTTCAAAAATATTTTTACTATTGACCTCTAATCCTTCTGAACCTCCAAAAACTTTAGGTGAATATTGACTAAATATAAAATCATCAATTTTTTCTATTTCAATTTTATTATCATTATCTCTAATTATTTCATCCAACAATAATAAAGACCTATTCTTTAATCTTGAAAGGTATTCTTTCTCTAAAACTGATTCATTTAGTTTTGGAAAGAATGTGTCCATTTCATTTGCAACTTTTTTTTTATTGATTTTAAAAATTTCCTTATAAAACCAACTGTCAAACCACCTTGACTAATTCTTAATAATGTTTCTTTTACTGCATTATCTGATAAATCAACTATTCTTTCACCATTAATTGAATGAATCCAAGGTACAAAACATAAATGCTCTGGTGTAGTATTTTCAATTATAAATACAAAAGATTGTAAAAGATTATTATTTTCAATCTCGTACTTTTCATGTTTTCCTGATTTAGATAATCTAAACATATTACCTAATCTTTGAGCAATTGAATCTATGTCTGCACCTATTCCAGAATCTAACATTAAAAAAAAATTGTATCTACTAAAATTGTAAGCAGGCATTTCTTCAATGCCATCATAAAGAAGAAGATTAAGTTCTCCAATTTTTTCTGATCTCATATTGTATGTTTATTTCTTCAAAGTTATTATTTTTTATGAATCAATAAAATTAAAGTACATAACGATAAAACAAAAAGAATAAACCAAATCCACCAAGGTATTTTATTTTCTATTTTTGTTACAAATTCTTTATTATTTATTACTCTATCAATAGTATCTCGAACAGTTAAAAATATAGTATCTGCAAAAACTTCTGTTTTTATTGATACATTAATAAATGTATCTCGAATCAATTTAACTTCTGTCATATAAATAGAATCAACAATTTCATATACAATTGAATCTGTTTTTAAATCATTCCACTTAGCAAAAAGTTCTGTTGTATCTGCTTCAATTATTACTTCTTTAGTTATTTCCCAAATATCAATAAGTGTATCAGATTTTTCAGTAATTAGTTCTGGATATTGTATTGCAATTTGATTTAATTTTTTCGCTGCTCTTTTTTGTGTTAAGCAACTAGAAAATAAAACTAGTATCGTAATTGTTAAAATTATGTATCTCATTATTTTTTTATTAATGTGTTCCAACTAGCATCCATTTATTTACTGTTGTATTATACCTCAATGTTCCACCACCTCCTGCATGGATAACTAAATTATTACCTTGTGATAATTGAAATTGATTGTTTGCACTTGATGATGAATTTGTATCGGTAAAAGTTAGATTGTTTGCAAAAACATTAAATGTTATTATTGTACCATTTACTGCATTTGTAGCATCAATACCTGTAATATCTTGATTACTTGTCATTGAAAAATCAATGTGATTGGCTGTTGCAAGATTTGTTGGTGAAAGGTTATTACTTTGTGATGATAACGCTACTAATAAACTTTTATTCCTTTTTTCTACTTCAATTAAATGACCATCTGTTGTTAATCCTAATTCATATATTGATGCTGTTTTTGTTGCTTGTGTAACTTTATACCCTGCTGTATTTGTATCATCAAAATTTAATGAAGGTGACGTTGTTACTGTTGTTGCATCCACAACTGTTACTGTATAATCAAACCCTGTATTAGTTGAATTAGTTGCTAATGTGATAACATCATTTGTTGTTAAACTATGTGCAGAAGAAAAAACAATTGTATTTGTAGCTGCTGTTTCACTTGTGATTATTAATGCGTTATTTGAAACCACTCGTGATGTAACATCTGCAACTTTTTTATTTCCTGCTCCATATCCATCAAATTGCAAAACCTTATTTTCTAATTCACCAATTATTAAATCACCAATATTTAATTCATTATCAACATGAAAATAATCTGGTGCTAATAAATTTCCAATTATAATATTATTAGAACCAACTGTATAAGTACTACCATAACCTGCTCCATTTCCAATCATAATATTTTCATCTCCATTGGTCATAAAATATCCTGTTGCATTTCCTAAAAATGTGTTTGCTGTACCTTTTAAATTTAATGCAGCATTTTGACCTATAATTGTATTGCTAATTCCTGTAATATTAGACCTTAATGCTTTATAACCAATTGCGGTATTTCCTGACGATGAAGTTGTTTCTCTTCCACTTTCAAACCCTACAAAAATACCTCCTGTTCCTGCGGCAAGATTACCTGAATATGTACCAATTTTAATTGCATCACTTGATGATGAACCCGAACCTGCAAAATTACCAATTATAACATTTTCATCTCCATTGCCTAATCCATAACCTGCATAACTTCCAATCGCAATATTTTTTTCCCCTGAAGTTAAAAAAGCTGCTGTACTATAACCTATTGCAACATTTTGATTACCTGTTATATTTGATGAACCTAATGCACTATAACCAAACCCAACATTATAGTCCCCACTTGTATTATTTTTTCCTGCATTAAATCCAAAATATGAATTTCCATTTGCTGTTGAATTTATTTTGTTTCCACTTTCTTTACCGAAACAACTATTATAATTACCTCCATTACCTTCCCTCATAGAATAATAACCAACNGATGTATTTCCAATCCCACTTACATTGTTGCCTAATGAAAAATATCCAANTGCTGTATTTTCTGAACCATTATTATCTTGTAACGAAAATCCACCAATTGCAATTTGTTTTTGTGCTGTTGTTGAATTTTCGTATGCCTTATATCCAANTGCAATATTTTGTTGACCGCTTGTATTTGATTTTAATGCACTATATCCAACTGCTAGATTATAACCTCCGCTTGTCGGTGTTGCCATTGTTAATGCACCTCTTGAAAGAAATGTATTGTTAATATTATCTTTTATTGTTACTTCACCTCCTGTAAATGTCAAAGTATTTGATGATAGATCTACTGTTCTATCTGAAACAAGTACATCATCTGCGGAATAAATTGAATTTCCACCACCACCACTTGCATCACAATATGCTTTTGTTACTGCATCTTGTAAGTTTGTTGGGTCTGCTAGGTTTTCTATTTTTGTACTTACCATACTTATACCATTTTCAAACTCCGAATAGCCAACAAACATATTATCTGTTGCTCCTACTTGTTGAAAATTTGTAGCACCAATAGTACCATTTACATCTAATTTATAAGTTGGTGAAGTCATTCCAATACCTACATTTCCACCTGTAAAATTGAAATATCCAGAAGTCGCATCAAAAATTATATTACCCGTACTTGATGTAAACTCTATATTTTCTGTACTATTTATAAATTCTATTCTCCCTGTACTTGAAAATTTCTGCCTTCCACTATTCAAAAAAAATCTTGCATTTGTTGCTATTTGAAATTCCTCACCATCTCCCCAACCAATACTTGCATTTTTATTTAAACTAGATTTTAACCATAAACTTGCACCTCTTACATTATAATCTCCATCGGTAGGTAAACCCGTAAAACCGCTTTTATATTTTATACCAATATTATCATTTGTAACTCCAAAATATAATTCTGTATCATCTGG